ACAATCTTATCTATTTCTTTATCATCAATTTTTCTTAGGTATTGATTGTGATCATTTTTAAAATTAACTCCATAATCTCCAAAGATTTTATCAACATCTTTTACTCCAGCTTGTCCTAATTTTGCCAGAGTTTTACCAACTTGGCCAGGTTCATATTTTAAATTTTTAAGATACCGAACATCCGTTGACATTATATCAAATTTATATTTTACATTATAATAATTATCTGTTATAAAAATTTCAGTATGTTTTGCGTGAAAACTCATAGGATCGTCAGGATAATATTTTGTTGAAACACCAACATCTTCCATTATTGATTTAAAAAGTTCAATGTTTCCAACAGGTACAGGTTTAATATTTAATTTGCAAACAATTTCAGAAATTTCACAACGCAAATTTTTAATGATATCAAATTCTTTCATTGTTTTTTCTTCGTTTGTTAAAACATTAACAGGAACATATATTGCATTTTGATCCGTTTGTTTTAATGATACTCCAATAACAATTGATTTTCTATAATACCCTCTTAATAAAGAATTTAATTCTTGAATTTTCTCATCTTTTTCTCTAATGTTATTAGGAAGTCTACTACCATATTTAATTGTTTCTTCCAATTTTTTTTCTAAATCGGGTTCTTTTTTCGTATCAACTATCCACAAATCAGCAGGATTCCAAGTATTGATATTTCCAGATCCTCCTGCTTTCCTAAACATTTTATCAACAAATTCCATAAAGTTTTCTCCTCGATCAAACCGAGCCTCTTTAAATTGTGGAGCTGAATATTTGTCCAATAGTGCTTTTTGTTGGCCAAAATAGGATAGTAACCATTTATCTGGAATAGGATCACTATCTTTTTTTATGTTAAATGTTGGATCAAAGATTTTTTGTAATTCGGAATATCTTTTATCTAATTTAACATTCATCCAATCAGGCCATTTTAACTTTTTTTTTGGATTCGAATTCTCATAGGCCGATATAACTTCACCTTGTTCTTTTTTACTAATGAATTGATTGGTGGGCATTAATTTGGTATAATTTACGTTGTTCTTCAATGCTCTCTGAAAGATCCATTTTGAACCATCTTCTTGATTATCTGTTTTAGACATTTTACCTAATGATTTGAATTTCTTTACCTGAAGTCCAGATTTCAAGTTCTGTCCTCAATCTACCCTCAGATTTGAGAGTTTCGTATCTATTTATAGCTTTACTCCGCCACCATTCAATAATGTTCTTTAACTCATGCTTCTCGTAATTGGGACCAGGTACCAATGTGTCTGTTTTACAGTTCATATAATCCACGGTGTTATTATACCCAAAATCGGAAGTATAATACCTTTTCTTCTCGGTCAACTTTTTAGCGTTCTCAATCGTTATATTAAACTCATCACCTTCGGTTGTTCCTTTTAAGGCCGCTTTAGTTAAAGCTATGATCTTGGTAAAGGTTCTTAGTTTTCTACTGGTACTTGATGTATCACCTGCCAATAAATCTCCAGTAATATTCTCCACATAATTCTTCAAGTCATGGTATCTTTGTCCGTGCATCATGGGTACCATATCAGATTCGGTTAATCCACGGAAACGAATATAAGGTTTCATACCATCGTATTGTGATACTGATTTGGTTGTACCATACAAACTGGTGGTTTCAAATAAACACAAGTTCATATCATATTTCTTATTACAGATTTCTCGGACTGTATGGCTAGTACAGATGGCCGATAGAAGTTTACCACCAAGGTAATTAAATCCAAATGGTTGTGCTGGTACAATAACGAATCCCATCATCGTAGCAGTATTAAAGCGTTTGGCTGTATCTTCCTGTTGGATCCAAACTTGCCCCAAGAGTTCATTTCGGGGTTTCATATAGATGACTGGTGAACCTAACCGAATGAATCCTAGAATCTTTCCTGAGTTCTTTTCTCTAACTGCCAATTGAACATTCTTACCAACGGGTGCTTTATTAATATGTGAACTGGTAATGGCAAGTAATGTTTCAAATTGAGAACCTGGAATCTCCAATACCTCAATGTCCATATCCTTTGGGTGCATAGAAAAATTGGAGAACAAATCATCTTCCGGTGGAAACAAAGAAGAAGGCATATTCTCAAGATTTTTCAACTTCTCATCACGCATGTATTCTTCGGTACTTCCAATGTTACTAAAATAATCATTGAATACCTTTGATACATATAATGCTTGGTCTCTAGTTAATTCCATTATACTTTAAAGCCTTCAAAGTTCTTCTTATCATGTTTAATTTTATTATGAGCCCCAATTCCTTGGTGGCCAGCATCAGCAATACCTTGTTGTGCGGATTGTTCCACATCAAACAATTTCATCTTTGCTCTATCAACACCAATAGTAAATCGTTTGTAATAAGACGGATCATTATATCTGTTCTTCAACTGTTTAACCATCATCTGACCCATTTCTTCCAATTCTTCAGAAGAAATCAAAGCAAACATTAAATCGGCGGTTGCAGGCAACCCGAATGACTCACTCGTATCCTCCAAGCCTGGATCACTCGATGTGAATCCGCTTCTGGTAGTTTGAGTTGCAGATACAATAGGAACATTATGTTCAACCGCAAGACCCCTAAGTTCCTCTGCGATGGACTTAACGTAAGTGTAAGAGTTAATATTCGCACCAGCCTTGATACGAGAAGAGCAACAGATATTGAGATAATCAATAAAAATAATATCAGGTACGAAAGACCTTTTGAGATTAAGTTCATTTAGTAAAGTCCTAAAGTGAGTGGTGGAAGCTGATGCTGTTGGATATTCTTTGATGATGAGTTTACCTGTGGTTTTCTCTTTGACCCGAGCAACCTTTTTATCATACATATCTTTTGGTAAGTCCATCAAATCATCGAGGGAAACATTCAACAAGTTTGCATCTATTCTTTCGGCAATCTTTTCTTCCGCCATTTCAAGAGTAATATACAATACATTTTTACCTTGTACCATAGCACCTGCAGCAACATGGCACATAAACAAAGACTTACCAACACCAGTACCAGCAAGAGCAATATTGAGAGTCTTAGCAGGAAGTCCACCTTTTGTAATTTTGTTAAAACAATCGAGATCAAAGGGAATTCTTTCTTCTTTTCTGTGGTAAAATTCATATCGATCATCGGAGTTCTCCAAATAATCATGACCTACTGTTGTGTCGAATGAAATTGCCAAAGCGTCCGATAATATCTTGGGTATCGCACCCTTATCGTTGTTTTTGTCTTTACCATCGAGAATTGAAATAGACCCCAATACAGCATTGTATATCGCCTTCTCTTGGCAAAACTGCTCGGTCTTATCAATAAGCCATTGTACCTCGGTTTCTGTTTGACGATTACTTTCAATTTCCTTGATATAATCTTCGCATTTCTGAACTTCATCATCCGAAAGATTGTTCTTTTCCTTGACGGCAATAGACAACGCTTCAATCGTTGCCGTAGAATTGTAAGTTTCCGTGAAGGAAGTAATCTCATTAAATAGTGTCCTCTCGGTTCTGTCCGAGAAATATTCAGGTTTAATAAATGGTAATACTTTTCTTAAATAGTCCTCGTTATAGACTAGATTCTTGAGAATCGATAGTTCCAGTTTCATCAATTAATTCCTGCTCAATGTTAGCCGACATAAGTTCGACAAGTAAATCACCAATGTAATTCTTAAAATCATTATCTTTTTCCATCTTCTTTGGTTTATCAACTGAAGCTTCAAGAACATCGTAACCAAAAAGTAAATACATTTGACCTTCTTTTTCTTCAAACTTTACCTTACCAAACTTAAATGTGGTATCTTTATACGGTCCGTCCAAGAGTTTAATATTAACACCTTGTGCATCTTCCTTAGGATAGATGAAACAATAATCTACGCCTTCAATCATCTTCTACTCCATTCATAGTTACAACATCATCAAAGATATTTTCGGATCCACCTTGCATGATATCACCAGCAGCAATTTGGTATTTACCTTGAACAAAATCTTGGAACTTTTTACTTTTGAGAATAGGAATCCAAAAGTCAGCCGTATCTGCTTCTTTGATACGATACTTCTTATCTTCTATAACCCCATCTTCGTCCACTTTAGAGTACCAACCATTGCTTGGCTTAACAACAAATCCACCATCAATTGCGATATCAAGTAGGCCACTCCAGCGGCTGATACCACCATCATGACGCACAGTAACAGGGATTTTAGATTTTTCACGGACATATCTTGATTTCTCTACATTAATAATAAAATTATAACCTACAACTTCAGTACCTTCTTTTTCTTGTTGGCGTCCAATAATGAAAACATTATCGGCAGAATACATCGAACCGGTTCCACCACCAACAATGGCTTTAGGAAACATACCAATTTCCATGTAAGTGTGATTTACCACAACCATGGGAATATCTTTGAGATTCAAATGAGGAGTTACCATACGAAATAATGATTTGACTGCCTTAGCTCTCGACATATCACCGACAGTTTTACCTTCGAGTGCATCATTTACTTCTTTGATTGATGCTAAGTTACCAATTGAATCAACTACAATAATCAAATGTTCACCACGCTCAACTTCGTTTAGTTGTTGCATAATATCAATTTTTAATTTTTCAATATCAGTAATAGGAGTATGAAGTACACGATTAGTGTCGATACCAAAGGAATCAAAATAAGATTGTGGAGTACCAAACTCCGAATCATAGAATAATAATGCTGCATCAGGATATTTGTCCAAGTAAGATTTAGCCATCAATAATGAAAAGGCTGTCTTAAAGTGTTTGGATGGACCTGCCCACATTGTAAGACCTGGTGTTAATCCACCATCTAATCGACCACTCAATGCCACATTGATAATAGGTACTGATGTAGCAATCATATCCTTCTGCGTGAAGAACTTTGATTTGGCTAGAATAGCAGATTCTTTAATGCTACTATTCTTTTTAATTTTATCTAAAATGCTCATTTATTTCCCTTTTCACGGAATGCTAATTCATCGTTATAATCATACTTGGGTTCTAGTTTTTTAACAGGAACCATGTGTTCTTCATATCTACCTATACCTGTATGAATTGTTTTCTTTACAAACTCAGGTTCTTCTTCAACGGAAGTAATGTTTTCTTTTTCAATTTCAATTCTATCTTCATCCAACTTTTTAGCAATGGTTCTTGCTTTTTCAAAGAATGATGGAGTTTCTGGTTCATTCACTTCTTCCCTTTGTTTTAAAGAGATGTTTGCTGCTATCAATAATAACACAGCTAGCGGGTCAAATACAACCATTATTATCATGATTACCAGTTTTACTGCCTTATCTATACCATCATCGGCATTACCATAAATCAACTCCGCAACATATTTGATTGGTCCAACATCGGCAGTTAATTTAACATCTTCCTTTAATAACGGCAACTTTCTTTTGGATATATCGGTTAATTCTTTTTGTGTAGTTTGAATTTGACGATCCAATTTATCGCTTGCTGTGGATGGATCTTTGGCACGAGCAATTAGATAATCTAATCTATCTCTGGTAATCTTCTCTTGTATCGTGAGTGTTTTTAATTCGACATTATTGGCATTGGAGTTTAAGGTAGAATCGATGTGTGCTTTGGCAAGAAAACCAAAAATGCCCATTGAAGTAATGAGCATGATGATTAATACGGCAAAGGTCAGGTAAGTTCGTAACAGAAAGGGTGCTATCTTCCAGTTACGATATAACCATGAAGCAGTAACCAACTTACTAACTTCTAATACAGAACCCATCAATACGACAGGCCAAAATGCACCCACGAAAATGGCAGCCAATCCAATAATTGAATAATAACCGGCAATGGCCGATAAAGCAATTGCACATAAAAATGTTAAGTATATCATGAAAAGAAATCCTCTAGTGAACTTACCTTTTCGGTACTCCATTCCATACAATCAAGAATAACTTTAATAGGTTCTAAAAATGCTTTGCTAAACTGTAAGTCATAATCAATGTATTCTTGTAATCCAAACTCTTTCGGTAAACGACCAGGGAAAGAGATAACAGTATCCTTAAAAGGATTAGGCATTTTCAAATAAGTATATTTTAACTTTTCGCCTTCTTGTATTAATGGATACTTCTTAGTAAGATTCTTTTGTTTAAGATGATAATTATATAGAATAGCTCCCTTTACATGGATTGGTGTTCCCAATTTATATAAAGAAAGTCCATCACTATATTTAGCTAATCCGTTACAACCTCGAGGTGAGGAGATTTCTTCAGCAGGTAAACCCATAAAGTCTTTTTTAGCTTGTTGAATAAACTGATGAATATCTTCCTCTGTACCATTCATCATAATCGTGATTGCTTCTCTCATTTTCTCACGGATTGCTGCAGGAGTGGAAGATTTAATCATTTCCAATCCCATCACCTTCATTTGAGGTTCGTTATATTGAACACCCTCATTGTTATATACATTGAGAATATAACGCTTCTTAGCAGTCCAAATACCTTTATCAGAAAGACCTTCTCGTTTCATCTCCATCTTTTGGTCATATGCGTGAACATACTCAGCCAATTCTGCATAAGAGGTATCTATGAAAGGTTCTAGTTTCTCTTTACAAATTTTATCCATAAGAGAAATAACTTTTTGTTTATCTGATTTATCTTTGATGAACTTATCAACCAACTCACCCATACGGAGATAGATTGAATCTGTATCGGAAGCAATTACATAATCCTTATTTGTTTCTAGAAGTTTATTCATCCAAGCATTTATTTTATGCTCGATCCACCTTATGGAAAGTTGGCCAGCAGTAGTAACGCCAAGTGCCATGCGTAAGTCATAAAACCTAAAATACTGAGAGCCAAGAGCACCATAAGCAGAGTTAAGGGAAACCTTTTTAGCCAATTGTATATTGTTATACTTAGCAATTCTCTTTTCGATTTCATACTTTTTCGAGTTGTCTGTTTCATGTTCATATTCCTGTTTTGCAGTTAACATCAACCGCTTAAATTTAGTCCTATCTGTATACATTTCTTCCATCATCTTAGGTAAGAAACCCATGATGTCGGTACGGAAGAATTGTCCGTTAGGAGTTAAAGTTGCACCTTGTAGTTTGGAAATATCAACAGATTTACTCAACATACTGTTTACATCAACACCTTGAGAAAGAATCGCACGCATTTCATCAGTATAGTTTTCTGGTTCAATCAAAGTTTCGGGGGAAATGTTATACTGCATCATCAGATGTGGGTAAAGTGAATTTAGGTCAAAGCTAGCAACATAGTGGTGCATACCAACTTGCACCTCTTTAACATAGGCACCTTCAAACATTCCATCTTTTTCTTTGACGATTCTTGGTGGAACAATAATGTTTTTCTCAAAAAGGTAAGCATAAGTCATTGAATCCCACATACGAGTTTGAGCAAAGATATCCTCAAAGTTTGTTTTGGTATCGTATGCCAAGGTTACTCCCAATTCGAGCAACTTTAACTTTTCTTCCAACTTGATAATAATTTCCACATCTCGAATGTTGTATTCAATAAACTTTTGAAAATTCAAACGATATAAAGCATGCAAACTATCATATTCATCAAATGAGATTTTACCTTCACCCAGTTCAACTTGAGCAATGGCATCTAAACGATAGGACTCTTGTGACTTTCCACCAGGAGCATACCATTTGTATAGTTCAATGTAATCTAGTGATTCAACACCCATGATATTATAGGCAATCATAGGTCGACCATTGATGACGGT